ACAACTGGTCGGGCAAGTTCCATATTTTTCCCCGCCGCCCGCTCGATATGTGACAGCAATACCTTTTGTTTTTTTCGCTCGCGAAATCTCAACAGTCTTTAACATTTTATACCTCATAAAAAAAAACGGGATCAGTTCCCTAATCCCGTCAATATCGCATATAATCTTATATGACAAGTTATTTTTTACGGCGTCGCGTTCTTTTATTAGTATGCTTTTTTAATTCGGCATAATCTTCGCCGTATAACAATCGCCCGATAATCTCAAATAAAAACATTAATCGAAAGCCCTCTCATATTTATCAATATCAGGAATTAAAATATTCCGCTCTGCGCTTTCAGAAAGTTCGCTTCCCTTTTTCTTTAAATACTTTTCTAAATGAGGCCAACATTGTTTATAAATTTCCTCACTCGCAAAAGTAGCAATAGGCGTTGCACCCGCGTTTTCCTCATCATAGGCGATAATGTTTATGAATATTTCTTCAGCCATATTTACCCCTCAAAATTCTGATTCAGAAAATCCCGCAATTCTGACATTTTTTCAAATACCATTTTCCCGTGCGGTTGCGGTAATATTATATGATATCGTCGATAGTTCGCCCCGCGTCGTTCAACACGGATATCAATCACGTCGCCATTCGGCATTGTCCATTGCCAATCTGGCGGCAATCCAATCTTTTTGATTTGTCTAAGTTTAATCATTTTCTGTCTCCCAAGAAAGGTCATTCCAGTATTCTTCCCAAGATATCTCTCCTGACGTAAACCAATCTTTTTGAGATATTTCTTTATCTTCTTTGCGTTCCCGCCAGTAATTAAAAAAACATTGCCAATCTAAGGGCAATTTAATCTTTTTGACTTGCTTTAGTTTAACCATAAAAAAACCTCACTTTCTAACTGTATAAGACAGTATGCGATTATATCGGAGCAATCAAGTTAAAAACACTATCCCAAGCAAATTTCTTTTCACAAGAAAAAACGGCCTCAGTTTTAAGGCCGTTGCTTTTAAGTTCTATCGCCTGTTTCGCATGATACAAAAACAGAAACGGCGCACTCTCAGGTTTTGATTGTTTCTTTACCAGAACCCAAGAACTGGAGCTTTTATGCCTAGTCAGCCAAGCCACCTGATGCGGGCTGAGATTTACGGCGTTGCCCTTACAAAACTTTAACTCAACAAAATGGAATAAACCCAACTCATCGCAAATCAATAAATCAGGTATGCCTTGCCCCGCCCAGTTTTCAATTCTGGTTAAACTTAGCTTCCTGTTCCTCGACGTTTTCACCGCCGTCTTCAACTGCTGATAAAAGCCCGCTTCCGTTTTCATCTTGATCGGGAGTGATATCGATTGCGTTGCCATAGGTATCTTTCAAATCTTGAAGTGCTTTCAAAACATCTTCCTTGCTCATGCTGTCGATGCTGCCGTGTCGTATCTCGGATTTCGAAACATAAATATCGCCTTGCGCCATGCCTCGACGATACTCAGCTTGAACAGCCGCAGAGTATGCGCCGTTCTCTAAAGCAATGTCTCTAATCTTTTGAAGATCTCTAACGTGCCGCTGATATGTGACGCCAAACTTTGCATCTAGCTCATCCCGATATTCTCTTATTGCTTTACAAACATGAGGGCTAATATACGGATTGGTCATCTGGCTTGCTCGAACAGGCGCAGACTTTTTAGAATAGCCCGCCCGCTCCGCTGCTTCCGTTCCGGTGATCGTCCCATCATTAGAAACCAGTTCTTTAACAAAAATCTCTTGCATACGGGTCAGGGGAGAATTTTCATTCACCCGCTTACGTCCTCGATGCTCATCAGGATTTTGTTTGTTGTACTTTTTGGCTGTTGGTTTTTTTTTCGGCCTGATTACAAGCCCTTTTGGAATTACAGGTTCTTGTTTTGACATTTCCTTACTCAAAACTATTTCGCTATAATTTTTCTTATAAACGTTACTTTTATATATATACCAGAAAAAAATAAAAAAAATAAAAACAAATTTTGCCCCTTATAACGCAAATCTTGATTTAAGCTGTCAAGGGCACACCACTTTTTTGAGAGGTGTAACCACTTATGTAACCGCATTTCTTCTATATAAAAAAGGGGTCAAAAGGCCAAAGTTACACGGTTACACGGGTTACGGCCTTTTTTTGCAAAAAAATATTTTTTTTAATTTCTGCTCTATATATATAAAAACGTAACTTTAATAAGAAAAAACCCCGCACAATGGCGGGGTTCTCTTGTTACATATCGAAACCCATATCTTTACAATACGTGGTCCGTGCTTCGCGGGCCGTGCGTTCATGTTCGCAGTCTTCGCAGAGTGCGAGACCGCCATATGGATTTGTATTACCGCACTTGGCTTTTACTTCGATGTAATCGAAACCTTTCGGGTAATAGTAGGTTACGTGGTTATCACACATTGTTATGCTTCTTCGAACTGTTCTTGAACTTCCAAGATCCATTCTCGACAATCGTCGTGATCTTTATTGAAGTCCCCGAGTTTAACGGGTTCGATTATCGGGGGATGATCATGATGAACATCATCTTCTTGAGCAGTGACTTTATAAATGCCAACTCTCATTGGTTCATGACCATCATTATAAGTGTAGCCGCCCCAGTAACTGTCGACTTCTACTTCCCCGTCTTTTGCGTATAAAACGTAAACGGCATAGTTATCTTTACCGTTTTGCTCAAAGACATTTTTAATTGCGGTGATTGGATCAATTGCCTTGGCCCAAACTCCGTATATGCCCATCGAAACGGCGATGTAAGTGTACCCATTAGGTAAAACGTAATCAGATTTTTTTTCGTCCATGACGAGTTTTTTAACCTCTCATAAAATTTAACTGACATGATCGGGCGGTTGCCCTAGTCGGGTTCGAGGATCAACGATGTCAAATAGCGTAAGACAAATCACTTTTTGGCTTACCCCTACTATAGGATAGTATGCGATAATGTCAAGTGTTACGTTACGTCACTTGCTTAACTGTTGCTTAAATGCAACACTTCAATGTTTAAAAGTTCGGATCGTAAAGTTCGCCGTTTTTGAGCTTTTTTCTAAGCTCCGCGAGCCGCGAACTAATGGAGGCGAGCCTTGGGTCGTCGATACCGTAATCCCAGATAATGTCGTCGTATGATCTCTCTAATCTCTTCACTTCTGCGGTAACATCGGTAAGGCGCGGATCGTCGTTCATATTTGTATTCCATTTTCTCTCAACTTTCTGACAAATTCTTTAAGGTCTCTTCGAGCTTGATACAACTCTCTTTCGGTGTTGGGCCGTTTATCACGGCTATACTGTTCTTGTTCGAGTGTATCGACTTGTTGTTTAAGAAATCGATACTCGAACCGTTGCGCGGGGCTGAGTGCTTCATTCCCCATCTGGCCTCACCTTCGGTTTGATGATTTCGCGGTAGCCAGAAACAAACGGCGTCCGTTGGCAATACATCATGATTTCTTTACCATAGGTATCGGCAAGCACGTCGTAGAGATCATCGAGCACACCATCGCTCATTGCTTCGTAGCATTCGTATTCGCTAGGAAAGATGGCGGTGGTTGATACATCCTGATCCTCGACCACGTATTCGATCACTAAAAGTGTGTAGAATAGTTTAAACATTGCTCCCTCCTATGAAGCTTTAAGTGTTGGGGCATGATAGCCCTTTTTAATGCCAAAGGCGGGATGACCTGACCAAAAGCCCTCTATCCATTTGTATGGTTTACCGTCTTTGTACATTACATTTTTATGATGCGGTTCAGCTTTTCGAGGATGCCCCCTTGTGTAATGAAGAGGCATACGCCACCCGCCGCCGTCCTTCTCGTTTACCACCACGGTGGTTTCATCGACATTCCATGATATTTTATGCCACGCTTCTAACGGAATATTTTGTTCACGTTTCATCTGTTTACGCTGCGACCTTGTCCCCGCCGCTTCCGATACAATAAAACGAGGGTTGTTAATCAACTCAAAACAACCCGCAAGTTCTAAAATTATATTTGATATTGCATCTTTTTTTCTTGCATCCCAATCATCAGGGTTAAACTCTTTGTCACTACTAAAAAACAAACCTTTATCAGGGTGATAAGCTCCAATTGGCATTGGGGGTCTTAGTGGTGAAGCAAATGTTACGGAAGTCATGCCGTCTTCAAAATACTCAGTTAATAAACCAATATTTTTGACATCGTCACCCCCTAAATGTCTTTCCATTTGAGAAAAACGAACATAGCATAAGTTTGAAGGCGGTCTGGTAAATTTACTAAATCTCATTTCTGAATATAAAAGATCGTGATATTGATCAGCCCACTCGTTTAACATCTCATTAAACTCTTCACCTATGTGGTACAAATCAGAATGTTTTATATGTTCAATTGCACCTCTAAAAGCCATTTTGTCTTTAAAGTTAAATTTCTCCTCATCATCCTGTTCAACACAAGCTCTATAAATTTTTAAAGTATCATCGATGGTTTCAATAAAGCCCATTCGATTACCTATTTTTGGGACATAATCATCTTCCATCAATCACCTTCCTTATACCTGATCCTTGTGTTCACACCTAAATTGTAGATGCACTCACGTTTAAATTCTTCTAACTCTTTATACATATACTTCATGTCTGAGATCTCTGGGTTTTTGGGATCATGTAGTTTGATAATATCCTCCAACCGATCAACGACGTAATGCATACATACTCTATCGTCCATTTTTACCTCCCTTCGCTTCTTCTTCTAAATACTTTGCTTCCATGCCCGCGTTGGTTAGTTCTTGCGCGAGCAACGACATAAGATCAAAGTTATCGTGAGTAATTATTAGTTTGTCCGCGGGCAGCGAACATTTGACTTTGAACTCACCGTCTTTGAATATGACTTCGATTGAGTTGATGGCATTTTTTATATCTCTCGCCGTTGCGACTTTAGTCATCGTCACACTCCTCAAGATCTATGATTTTCACATCGTTTTCATTTGCGCCGACGAGCAAAGAAAATTCGCGAGCCGCGGCTTTTTGGGCTTCTTCCTCGTTGTTTGCTTCAACTGTAATGAAACGATTGACCATACCCTCACAGAAAACTTCGTAGCATTTACTCATCGTCCACATCCAATCTACCAGTGCCGCCGCACGTTTCGCATTCCATTGGTTTAACATCGATAACGCCAACGTCACGACCAACGTTGTGAGGTCGGTAGACTTCTACATCGACAATACCTTCGCCGTCACAATCCCAACAATAGTCGGGTTTCTTTTCTCGGCTGTAGAATACCTTGTCAAAGATATCGCTTAACATAATCTCCATCGGATCTACTTTGTGCATCATTTATTCTCCAAAGCCATGTGCCACCCAGTTACCATAGAGTAAACTTGCTTGGTTACGTCTTTCCCGTCCCAAGTCATTTCCATGTCCGTGTGACCAAAGTCTTCATGGTATTCAATCATTTCTAAAACTGCTGCTTCAAGGGATGAAGCTTCGATGAGAAACGGTTCCCATCCGTCACTATCAAACCATCCTTCCAACTCAGGCATCTTCTTCCTCCCGATGAACGTGACCTTCCTCGACTTCTTCCCATCCGCACCAACCGTCCATCTCGGCAATGCCCAGTTGAAACGCTTCAAGTTCACCTTTAGTTTTGAATTTGTAGGTAATTGCTTCCTGACCATCTTCGGGACATTGTCCCCATAGGATTGTAACTTTAGGCATCGTCAACCTCCTCTATCCAAGGGTCGGTCCGATCATTCCAGACGCCAAACAAACCTTCGTTTGCCATACTCCACATCTGGTCAAAAGCATCACTCTCATTTTTTGCTTCGATCACCATATCGTCAGCTTTTCTTCTTGCTGTTCTGTGAATAATAAACTTAGGCATTCTCGGCTTCCTCCTCATCCAACTCTGGCTCCCAACTCTTATTGTCGCCATCAACGTATCGACCTTCGAACAAACCACCTTCGTCTTGGTAGTCGGCATCAACAGAGATACCCAAATCAACCAGTGCATTCCAAACCGGAACGGGCGGTCCCCAAGCTGTCCAACAATGAAAGCCAAACTCGGCTTCGCAATCATCTTCAAGCGGGTCACCAAGATCTGTAAGCTTTTCTTCTGTAAAGTGTACGTCACAGACTTCCCACTTTGTGCCCCAGTTCTCGGTTCGCCAATCGTACCAAGCGGGCACTGAAGTCTCTTTGTGTGTTTTTAGATGATTAAGATAATCGGTTGTATCTACAAACTCGATTATTCTTTTAACTCTTGGTTTGACAAACATTTCAAAAGGCATGGGCTTGATTAGCTGACAGAAAATAGGCTCTGTACGTTTAAGATGTTCATAAATCTCTTTGATTAGGTTCCGTGGTCCGCGAAGGTGGACCTGTTGGTCACAATGATTTGGCATTTTTTTCTCCTCATAAGTTGCCGTGTTCTGTTATCTAGCAACTGTATGGGAGTATGTCAACCCTTAGTCAATAAATTATTCAATGAACTTCATCACTGGGACCGTCTTTAAAGATTTCTTCGCCTATTTCCATGCGGAGCGCAGCTTGCCCCATTGCGCCCGCAATTGTCCCGAAAACCGTCTGCGGATCTTGGCTGCCGAGCATCAACCTATATAAAACTGCGGCTAACGCGCCGCTTACCACTGCGCCCGCTGAAAAATCTTTGTGAGCTAAATCCTTCAGCATCTCTTCAGTGAGTTGATAACTTAGGTTGTAATCTTCTTGGTGGTCAGATTTCATAAGCTAATTATACTTTACTGTTAGAAAAACAAAAAGCCCCAAACGGAGGCTTGGGGCTTAATGCAAATTTTATGAGGTGTCTCACACATAAGCGATTGTATGGGATAAGTCAAGCGGTTTCACGATGTTTTTTGTAAATTTCAAACATTAAACGTAATTGACCGCTAATTGTACGCCCTTCGGCCTTAGAAATTGTTTTAATCTCACGATAAATCTCTATCGGCACCAAAACACTCTTCCATTTTTCTGTATCCATGGCATTTCCCCTCTGATTATGTAGGAACATATAAGATGTTATGGGAAATTGCAAGAAAAAAGCCGCGGTAATGGAGCTAACCGCGGCAGTTGGGAGGTAGAAGCTTGTCAAAGCCTATCGAGCAGAACCCCAACTTGGACCTACCTCCACGTCACACAAGTTGGGTACACTTAATGGTAGCGCATTTTCCATGATCTTGGCAATATTTTTAGCATCTGCGACAGTTTTCACCGACATAGCTATCTCATCGTGTATTTGAATAAGGGGCAAATGCCCGCTTTCGTACAGATCTACCATAGCTTTTTTGGTCATATCAGCGGCGGACGCTTGGATCAGACGGTTCAAAGCTTTGTACGTGTAAGCTCTCTTCAGCCTGACAGTATCACCATATGTTTTGACGGCATCTTCAAAGGGTAGAGCCTTGTTCATCTCAAATCCATCTGGCTCCCAGAGCGGAAAGCGGCACTTCCGCCCAAGTAAAGAGCGCAACTCACCCTTGCTGTCCTTTTCATTCAGCCTGTTCATCACGCCGTTCATCAAACCCTTCACAAACGGAACACGCGAATGATACTGTTTGATTATGTCACGGGCTTCATCTGCTTCAATCCCAAGCTGATCGGCTAATTTGTTGACACCCATGCCATACATCATGCCGAGGTTTATGGTCTTTGCCTGTTTACGCGGGATCTGCGCCATCTCTGCAACCATCGTATGAAAGTCTGTCTTTGGATCTGAGTTGTACATCGTTACAAACTCTTCGGCTCCGCGGAGCGGGCTATTTCTATTCTGACCAAATACATGCGCGTAATGCACCAAGATCCGTGGTTCCTGTTGCGAGAAGTCTATTGCAGCCCACTGGTCCCCTTCTTCGGGCAAGAACAAACCGCGTATCATCGGCCCCAACTCTGGGTCGCGAGCGGGGATTTGCTGTAGATTGGGGTTATTCATCGAGATTCGGCCCGAGACCGTGCCTCCATCGTCTGACCGGATTTGATTGATGTGCGAGTGGATCCGCCCATCTGAGCGACAGTGCTTCAGAATTGTATTGATAAACGTACCAGAAGTCTTGTTGAGGTTACGAGCTTCGACGATTAGCTTCGGCAATTCGTGCTCGTGGTCCGACAAATATGACTTGGTAAACGACGGGGCATCTTTTTCTGTACGTGGATAACTTAATTCTAGCTTTTCAAAAGCTTTTGCTATAGACTGCGCCGCCCAGATCTCTACGTCCATACCCGTCAGTTTCCTGATGGATTGCAAGACACCCTTCTCACGTTTGAGTAATTCGTCCCGCAGCCGCTCTGCTTTGTCCAAATCTACGCGAACACCACGCCAAGTCATGTCGATCAGGCATGGCAATAGTCTGGTCTCTAGGTCCACAATATCAGACACGCCCTCAGATATTATCTTGCTTTGAAAGAAGTTGAACAGTTCAAGCGTAATCTCTGCGTCTGCCTCTGCGTAGGGGCCGACAAACATGGCGGGCATCTTGTACATCTCTGACTTCGGGTCGAGACCAAATGCTTGCGCTGCTTCGTTCAGAAGCTTCTCTGACTTGGTCTTGTCCAGATAATCAAAAGCCAGAGCGTTAAGGCTGTAACTGAACCTGTTCTCATCAAGCAGTGATCCGATCAGCATCGTGTCAAATATTTTGCCCTTGAGGTCAAACCCCATGCGCCTGATCCACCCCGCATCGTACTGTGCGTTGTGCATAATTTTATCGGCGGGACATTCGAATACTTTTTTGAGCCAACGGTTGACTATTCTCTCGTCAAGATTGCCGCCGCCATTGTGTCGAATCGGGATGTAACCAGACCATGTATCGGTTGCAATTGCATAGCCTACAACCTCGCCATCTCCAGTTGCCCATCCTGGCCCGTTTGCCTTAATATTTGGGTCTCTTGTCTCCACATCTATGGCAATTTTTTTGGCCTCAGTGAGGTCCGGCAAGTCATGCGGAGGGACCCATTCGCTCTTGGGGGCGAACATGTGCATTTGTAGGGCCATTACTTTTCTCCGCCGAGCGCAGCATACCCACAGATATCAACCCAACCGTCGATGTGATTGGACTTCATTAGTCGAGCGCACTTCATCAGTATCATACAGACGGCAACCTGTTCTGCATTGATCTCAGTTTTGAGAAAGACCGACCAGAGATCGGCTATGTCTTGGAAGTTTTCTTTAGCGTCGCCGTAGTCTTGCGCTCGGTCACCGTTAATAAGAGTTTCTGCTTGCCTCAATATTTCGTCACGTTTCATTCTTTTTTTCCTTTGGATAGTAAACGAGGTAGAAAGATCCACAGTTCGGACACGACATGTTAGTTTCTATTAGATAGTCTTCAGACATATAATCATGCTCCTCGATATCATGATCGCCGCCCCATATTACATCGTCATCACAGTGCCAACATTTCATAAGTCATAACTCCTATGTGCATCTTCGGGTTCTACGACATACAAGTTTTTACGAGTGCGCGTGACGCCCACATAAAAAACTCTGTGCATATCGTCTGGGTTTATCTGCATGGCCTCGTCAGCCGCTGTAGATAAATCTGTAAAAAGCACGACATTGTCTGCTTCGCCGCCCTTTGATCCGTGGATCGTGGACGCTGTGATACGGGGGATGCCATTGAACTTCTCTCCGCGTCGCAGCAAAGCTGTAATGTATGCTCTATCTTTATCGGGTATCTTATCCATCGCTTCGGACCAAATCATTTCGTCCACGATTGCCAATCCGTGGTGTATTTGTAATTCAGCTAGATTTACCATGTCGGTGTCTTCAAGCGCGGGCAGTTTCTTATAGCCACGGGTAATACGCTTACCCACTGACATAAAGCTGTAGATGTTTCGCGCCGTCTTGCCCGATATAGACTTTCCCTTCTGCAAATCGGTCCACCCGTTGACGGCGTCACTTATCTTCTCACCGATGGACCGTGAGCCGCGGTAGGTAAACAAGTATCCGTTTGACCGTAGATCGGCAGACACGGGCTGTAGTTGGTATCCCGCTTGCGCAAGTACAAGCCAACTGTCTCTCGACATGTCTATCTCATTCAAATCAGTAATGCGGGAGTAACCGCCGCGCTCTTGCCGAGGCTCATACTTCTTCGGGTATCGGTTTTTGATCCGACTTGAGATGCGCTGCGCTATGTCATGGACGGTAGATGGTATGCGGTAAGACTTAGACAGTGTCTCGGACGGACCGTCTAGTTGTATGAAATGTTCTACATCAGCCCCTGCCCAACGGTAGATGGCTTGGTCATCGTCACCCGCGCAATACATGCGGTTGGTCTTTTGCTCTATCAGGTGGGCTATGTCCCACTGTAGCGGGGACAAGTCTTGTGCCTCATCGAGAAAGCAAAGTTCAAACGTAGGACAGAAGCGGTGCCCGTCATCCACAAAGTTTTGCAGCATGTCGGTAAAATCGTACAAACCCAAGGAAGTTTTGTATTCGTGTAGGCTCTTGGCTACAAAGTTGACTGTGTTCCAATCCTCTTGCAAAGAACTGTGGTTGTATTCTTCGCGGAGCGGCGTCTTTTTTATACGGGCTAAGTTGATCAGGCTGATGATCGGGTCGTGCTTGTTGAGCACATCGGATATGTCATCGTCTATTGCCACATTGCCAGACACGAGGTTGATACCGATAGCCGTGCTGAGTTCATTGTAGTTTTCTGGCTGCATGATCTGTTCGGGCTTTATGTCAGACAGGGTCAGTGCAAGGCTGTGCAGAGTTCTGAAGTAGAACAGGTCTTGCTTTGGATCCAGTTTGAACCGTGCCGCCGCCCGTTCTTTGGCTTCGTTTGCTGCTTTACGAGTAAAGGCAAGAAACGCAATGCTCATTGATGGTGTGCCCTCTTCAAGGGCCTTGTCCACCATATTAAGCAGAGTCGTGGTTTTCCCCGTTCCCGGTGGGCCGAATATCCTGAACATTGCTTTTTTCCCTGTTATATATCTGTGACACGCGCTGCTTGGAAATATTAAACCACTTACCCACCGCAGTTGCTGTCATATGCTGCTCATCAATCATACGGACGATTTCTTTGTTTCGCGTCCTTTTAAACTCGTCTATCAAAATGGTGCCTCGTTTCCAAATTTGGGTGGATCTATGTCCACATCTCCACTTTCAAAAGAAGGTATATGCCATACCCTGACGGCTCTGCCCTTAATCTTGAGGACCGTGGACTCGCCGTTTATGTCCCTCAGTCTTTGCGCTACCTTATGCGATTTGTATTCAAAGAACTTATTCTTGCGCAAGAACGCCTCAAAGTCTTTCAGTCTAAAGTATGTAAGGTGCGTCTCGTCATCCGTCCAAGGCTTGCGTAACAGGATTTCTTCTTTGTCTTGTGCATTCTGCAAGTAAGAACAGAACTCTTCAAGGTAATCATAGAACTGACCGCTGATACTGGCATCTTGTGCCACCTCGACGATTGCGCTTTCGTTTTCTTTCATCTCAGACAGTAACGCTCCAATACGAGCCTCCCATTGCTGCTTGGCAACTGACCGTGGCATCATGTTTAATTGTTCCATACACGCTTTCTGAAAAGCGGGTTGGCTCATTAACGCCTCGGTGTCAAGCTCCAACGGCTCACCGTTTACGTCCAGAAACCAGACAGGCGGTGAAGAATTGTACTTGCGGAGGTTTGCTATCGGTACACCCGCAACCGCCGCACCTATCCCAAATTTCATGGTGCGGCAGAGGTCCTTGTTGCAGTGTGCATTTATCGGCGCATCGTTACACTTATAGGCATAGTCTTTGCGCTGAACCTGTTTGGCTACGATATTCACTTCGTTTAAAGGTAGCGGTGGTTCAAAATATTCCATGTTGTATTTTAATATTTCGTTTTCCCAACTGTCTGGGAAAGCTTTGCGTAGGAATACGCCGACGTTGAACAGGCCGTTATTACGCCCGCCCTCCGATATTTTCATCTTCGCCAAGATCTTGAGACACGGCGGTCCGCCCTCAAAGTCTGATATATTTGCGGTGCTTTCGATCTGTATCTTTGCGATTTGCTCTGGCGTCTGCTTATGCGCCTCGTACAGTTCGATAAACTCTTCAAGGGTTGCAGAGGTCCCGTCATCTAGAAAGGCGTACCGTAGGCCCTCCTCTGCGTTGTAGTAGGGCAAGTTAAGAAAGTTTCCTACGTCCCCTCTATCCAGATGCAGCTTTACTTGCTTTGGGAATATCTCACTGTCCCCATAGCCAAGAGCCGCGGAAATACTTTGTAGTGATTTCTGCATATCTCTTGCCTCAACCCATTCGGATGCGAAGAGAAAGCAGTGTGCCCCACCTGACTTTGATCGACACACGACCAAAGGTAATTTCAAACGCCTGATCTTCTCAATCAGAAGCTTGTGATCGAGCGGGTACTGGTCAACATCGACACAACCCCACTTACATTTGTTTTCAGCATTGATCGGGATGATGCCGACTGAACTGCCTTTACCAGACAGATGGCCTTCCCAGAGTTTCTTGGTCCGTGGTTCGCGAACTATAGCCGCTTTGCCTGTATTTTTACCGTTGGACTGTTTCTTCTCTACTTTATAAGTACCATATGCTTCTTGTAAGCCATCAAAAATGGCTGAGAATTTTTCTACTGACATGGTTTACCTCAAAGGGTGGGCGGCCCGTCCTGACACTGGGCCGCCCTGTGAAACTAAAACGGAGACTCAGCCGAAGCCTCAGTCTTGTCATCTGAGGTATCCTGTTTTGAGGCGTCCTCGTTTTCATGTTTCACGACCACGTCACCGCTAGTGATGCTCTCAAAAAATTCTTTGGAGCGTTTGTATAAACCACCATCGGTCACAGGTCCTTCGCGGCTCATCTCCCAATTGTGCCACGAACCCTTACTGTTCTCCTCTTGAACAGTTTTAAGATGATATACTTGGCTAAAGCGTGGCGGCGTAAACGGGCCGTTTTTCCCTACCATTTGTACCGAGGACATCATGCTATTCCACTT